CCTTACAAATAAAGCGGAGGTGGTTATGAACTGTAAGTGCGATTATTGTGGTCATCACGAATATCGAATTGATGTGGGAAGCAGTTGCCCAAAATGCAAACGTGGAATTATGTGTGAGCGCGGAAGCCGTGGATTCCCCGGTATTTCATGGAGCTATGCACAATGATCTACCGCGACGCACTCTGGATAGCAATCATCGGCGAGGCTGATAAGTTTGGGCATCGGATTACGAAGGCTAAGCGGGATCGGTATATGAAATTGGCGCAGTATTTTGAGAGGGTTGCAAAATGAGCATTCAAGACGATGGCGGTTCTGCGTTTCCGCTGGTTGACCACATTGATAACGATAACAACTACAAATGCGCAGAAAGCGGTATGAGCCTTCGTGATTACTTTGCTGCAAAATCTATGCAGGGCATGGTTACGGCGGAATTCGGAAACACCTTTAGCCCGGAACATTGGGCCGAATACTCTTACAAGGTCGCCGACGCAATGCTTAAGGAGCGAGCGAAATGACAGCAATCGCACAATGGACAATGAAGCCAGGCATCTATACGGCTGATCAGCTTTCTAATGCCGAGTATCACGCAGGCCCCGGCATCAGCTGCACCGGACTGAAGAAAATCGCAGTCAGTCCGGCACACTTCAAGTACGGCGACTTCAAGCAGACGGCAGCGATGGCCGTTGGCAGTGCAACGCACTCAGCGATCCTTGAGCCGGATTCTTTCGCCAAGCAGTACGTCACGTTACCTGCTGGTAAAGATCGTCGCTCAGCCGAGTACAAGGCCCTATGCGCGTCACATGGCACAGACAACGTGCTGGTCTCGGCTGACTCATATCAGATCGGCGCCATGCAGTCAGCGGTTCGTGCAAACCCGGTCGCGAATAAGTGGCTGTATCAGGAGCAAGGACGCAACGAGCTTTCCGTATACGCCAAAGATCCAGAGACAGGCATACTCGTTCGCTGCCGATTCGACCGCCTGCTTGATCGTGGTTTCTCGCCGGACCTGAAAACGACGACTGATGCTAGTCCGCGTGGGTTTAGTAATGCGATTGCTAAGTACGGGTACGCTTTCCAGGCTGCGTTCTACATGGATGTCTATTACTGGGCTACGGGTCAGCGCCTTGAAGGGTTCGGCTTTATTGCATGCGAAAGCAAGACCCCGCATAACGTCATGTGCTATCGGTTGGATGATGAGTCGATTGAGATTGGCCGCACTCAATATCGTGCTGCGCTAAATACCTACGCGAATTGTCTTGAAACCGGCGTGTACGAAGGGTACGATGGCGCCTCAGAAGAACAGTTGATTGGCTTGCCTAACTGGCAGATCAATCAGTATGAAGAAAGCTTAGAAGTTAATGGATTGGAGGATTGAAATGACTGATTTGGCAAACCTGCGCGAGACGATTACGCCCAAGAGCGACAGAATCAACGCAGACGATTTTATCGCTGGCCCCGAAACGGTAGAGATCACCGCCGTTAAGCGTGGCGATGCTGACTCGCCAGTAGCCGTACACATCAAGGACCGCAAGCCTTGGTATCCGTGCAAGTCCATGCGCCGCGTGCTGATCACTGCATATGGCGACAACGGCGCCGACTGGGTAGGTAAGTCGGCAACACTGTTCTGCGATCCCTCTGTACGGTTCGGTGGCGTTGCGGTTGGCGGTATTCGCATCTCTCACCTTTCGCACATCGACGCCGATCTGGCGATTTCGCTGACGACTACTCGCGGCAAACGCTCGCCGTATACCGTAAAGAAATTGTCGGTCGTCTACTATGACTCAGCCAAGTTTGATGCTAATCTTCCGGCCTGGATCGCAGCCATTGCAGCAGGCAAAGCAACGGCAGATGCGATCATCAGCAAGGTTGAGCAGTCCGGCAAGCTGACAAGTGCTCAGAAAGAGCAAATTCGTAATCCACAAGAGGCGAAACAATGAACCTGTTTGCATTCACTGGCAATATCGGCGGCGACGTCAAGGTTAACAATGCTGGCGGTACAGCCGTAGCGAATTTCAGCGTTGCGGTTAAGGCCGGTTACGGTGACAAGGCCCAAACAATCTGGATCGCGTGTGCGCTTTGGGGCAAACAAGCAGAGTCGAAGCTGATTGATTATCTCGTCAAGGGCCAAGGCGTTGCGGTATCTGGTGAACTGTCTACCCGTGAGCATGACGGCAAGACGTATTTGCAGGTACGTGTCGGCACGATTGATTTGGTTGGCGGCGGCAAGTCGGAAGGTGGTAGCCAGCCTTCTCCTCAGCAATCGCGACCATCTCCGCAGCAATCCTCTACATCGGCAAAGCCTCAGCCTCAGCCAGACTTTGATTCGTTCGACGACGATATTCCATTCTGATCTAACAACAAAGCCCCGCTAACAACGGGGCAATCCAAAAGGATGAAGTAGATGTCTTGGGCATTCGAGCTGTACAAAGAAATCGGAAGGCCGGCAGTCGAAGTTGTTCGTGAGCTATTAATGGAAAACAGCGTGACGGCAACGGCTCAGATCGTTGGCACTTCACATAACACGCTAAAGAAATGGGTAATAGAGCGGTCGATCCCGTTCACCCCAAGGATGGCACCGAAAGAACCAGCACCGCGCAAGGCTAAGCGTCCTGATTCTCGCTCTCGGTTCATCGAGCTTGACGGGCGAACTCAGTCAATCAGCCAATGGGCAAAAGAACTAGGCGTCACTCGCTGCAAGATATCCAAGCGGCTCGCTAAAGGAATGACTCCACGCCAGGCATTGCAGCCAGGTTCGGAGCGTCACAAGTTCCCAGCCAATAATATCAAGGGGAAAGCGCGTGGCTAGATCCGTTATCAAAGAGGTCGAAAAGGAATACGGCGAACCGTTTTGGGATGTGGTCGCGGCATATGCGGCTGACGGAAACTCAATGACCATGACCGCAAAGATCCTCGGCTACAAGGACGGATCAACTCTTTGGTATCTGCTCCGATACTACAAGAAGGATATACAGTTCCCGAAGATGGGTTACTGCAACGCCGTGCAGAATCCGGATCCAATGACGACTGCCGATAAGCAGCGGATTAGTGATGTCAAGCGCTCAAAAAATAGGAGCGCGGCAGGAGAGTACGAACGCAAGACTGGAGAATCAGCAGAGGCAGCTATCAAGCGTATGGCTCCATTCAGCACGGTAATTGACACTGCTAGAGCCATTGGATGGAAAAACGCCTCATGTATGCGTGCCTGGATGAAGATTCGCGGGATTGAGGTTGAATTCAAGAAGTACAACCCGGTTCCTCCGCGCACTCGGTCAGGCTGGGCGGATATTAATCTTGGTGGCCGGAAGAAAGCCCGCGAACAATCTCCTGCAAGCCTCTAATCTGCGCATCCTTCTTGACGATCAGTTCTCGATGGGCGAAATAAGCTCGTCGAGCGTCTTGGTCGAGGATGGCAGATCCTGCATTAGCCACGCCGGCACCACCGGAAGTTGGCATACAGGAGGCGCGGATTGACAGGCGCTTATTGCTAGCAAGCAAGTCAGCAGTAACAGCTTGTGCATCAGATAATTCCTTGCTGGCCTTTGAGTCAGCTTGAGTTACTACGATTGACTGCTCCAATGTCGCCTGCGCCTTCTCCTGAGCCTGTTTCAGCTCAATCCTCGACACACTCGCATCATGCCAAAGGAAAACCACGAACGCACCACATGCGAGCCCTGAGAGGAATCGCCACGGTAGCGCGGTTAGCCAGATTGGCATTTAGTGTTCTCCAGAGAACAGTTTCAGCTCTGTCTTTCGACGGCGTGTCAGTCCAGCCATAACCTTCCCGTCGTTCTTGTCCCATCTCAGTAGCTGAAGACCGGCGTTCGTGTAATAGCCTTCATTGAGCATCTTCAGAAGAGTCGATGACTTCAGGTTTCCGATCCCAAGGTTATAGGTAAACGATACAAGCGCGTCGAACTGGTTCTGATTCAGCGGAACCTTGACCAGCAGCGATACCGCCTGCTCAGCCTTCGACAGACCATCAGCAAAGCGCTTATCTGCGTACTCTTTCGTCCAGACAGTACCCTGGCCAATATCAGCACCAGTAGACCCCCATCCGCACGTCCACGGCTCACCATCCTTGCTGCCAGGATCAGGATAAGCCTTTAGACGCAGCGTCTCAAAGCTGTGGATTAGGTCGATACCGGTCTGAGAAGTTTTCATGACATCACCATCTGAAAATATATCCTCATTCTATCAAAATTCGCTTTACTTCCTGATGCGCTGCGAATAGTATTTATCCAAGCCAACAGGAGCAACCCAATGCATACCAAGAATCAAGCCGAGTTCGTACGCACAATCCACAAAGCAATCTCCTTCGCAGACGACAAATTCCAGCGTTCACGTACCAGTGAATACAAGCACATCTTCGGAATGCTACGTGGTGCCTTGTTGGTAGGCGGTATCAGTTACGAAATGTACTCTTCACTCTACAGCCACGTATGGGAATGCAAATTCGACTCTGACGCAGTAGACATGGAAGATCCAGAGCAGGCAGAATTGAGCATGGAGGACTGAGCATGAACATCCGCACAATCACCACCGCAGTCATCATCGTTATCTTGTGCGCTGGCTTCGTAGTCTCTAACCGAATGAGCTACCAAGACGGGCTAGATGATCAGTCATGGAAATGCCAGATGATAGAGGAAGGTGTCTGGCCTGACGTAGACGGATACTTTGAAAAGGTATGCAAGTCGTGATCTGGCTTGCTGGTTATATCGCGATGATTACTTGTATCTGTCTACTGTTTCGCAATGGATTGTCGGAGGTTTAAATGAAGAATGCATTTGAGTACGAGGCTGAACTGGCTGCACTGCGGGAAGAGCTGGACGCGCTGAAGAATCACTGCGCAGACCTTGATGGCGTGAACAGGATTATCAAGAAAGCCCGCGACGCCGCCGAGCAGCGGAATGCGGACGCAGTGGCGAAGCTTGAACTATGCGAATCGGTAATGGACAACGATTCTCGGGGCCAGAACATTGCTAGAGCATTGCGATGTGTAATTGAAGACCTCAAACCCACCGAATCGGGAGCAAGCGAATGAGCGAATATATCAACGAAGTGGCAGCACAAGCGTATCGCCACATTGACGAATGCATGACAGAGCCATCAGTTCTTTACCGCCCAGGCTTGTCGATAGACGGCAGCCAATGGTGTGCGCTGTACGGCGAAGATTTGCAGAATGGTTGCGCAGGTTTCGGCGACTCTCCAGAACTGGCAATGCTTGATTTCAACCGTAACTGGTGGAAGAAGTTGGACAAGGGAGCAATCGAATGAGCAGTAAAATTGAAGGTGTGCCGCGTGAGTTGCTGGTGCGGTTGAACAATCTGCATGCAACTGGCAATGACATTGATATTGAAATGGCAGAGGTGCGAACACTGTTAGACGCCCCTGTCGTCGAGCGCCAGCCGGTGGAAGTTTCGCAGCGATTGGAAGGAGCGATTGCCGCCTACTTCGGCAGGAGGGAGCTGGCTAATTTTAAACTGTATTTGCGACGTGAGGTTAACTCGGGTCAATCGGAGGCAGTGCGCCATGACCATTAAAATTGAAGACTGCCCATTCTGCGAACATGTCTCGGAGCTAAAGCAATGTGGGAACGCCTTGCTATCCGTCGGTCATTACGTCCACTGCACTAAATGCAATGCCGGGACCGGAGCGCATTCTAATCTTGATGAAGCTGTTAGCGAGTGGAATATCNCGCNTGAACTACTAGAGANCCCNGNCNTCACCGCCCCGCCCGAACTCGCCGAACTGCAAGCCACCATCGCACGGCTGACGGTGGAGAACGATCAGCTGCAATCGAACTGGGATGAAATTAGAAAGATGCGCGAGGCCCACGGATTTGAATCCTGGGCGTCCATGCTTGTGGAAATCGAGCGGCTGAATGGTAGGCAGGGTGAGCCGGTGGTCAAACTGCATTGCAACATCAGCAACGTTAAAATTACCGTAAACGAGGATGGCAGCTACACAATAGATCCGACCAAGCAGGAAGAGCCTGTTGCGTGGATGACGGAATGCATTAAGGGTCTTGGTATTGGTGCAATTGAACAGTCCGATGGGGAAGGCTCAACAAAAAACATGGAATACTGGACCTCAGACTTCCCGGTTTACAGATCGCAGCCCGCGCCGGTATCGGTGATTGATTTGCTTCGCGAGGCGTACGAGTGCGGCGACCGAAATGTGTTCGGCACCGATCTAGACGATCGTATTAAGAACTGCCTCGACAAGGTCAAGGAGCTTAACGGTTGACAGCTCTAGAACTCTACAACCAAGGACTTCCAGTAAAGGCAATCGCACGAAAGATTGGATTCAGCGAAGGCCACACGAGGAAACTTCTAAAGGCTCAAGGATACAAACCTAACAGGATTGGCGGTACTAGGATTACATACGAGCAGGCATTCCAAGCAGCAGAGATGGATCTAGAATGTTACTCTTGGAGAATGATTAGCGAGAAACTTGGTTCAAGCTGGAAAGCATTGAAGAGAGCGATAAAATACTATGCAGCACAAGAGTCTAACGAATCGTTATTACCTAGAGGGCAAAGTAGCCTATCTGGAGGGAAGGAATGACTGTCCATACCAAAATGGAGAACAAAAGAACTACTGGCTCGCTGGAATTATCGAGATGCGCGAAGAGCTTAGAGTTCTCCGAGAAAGTTTGCAGTTGCAAGCACGAGATCAGCGGTAGTGGTGGTGTGTTTCTAAGGAGTTACGGGGTCATATACTGTAACGAATGTTCTGGATTGCAGGAAATACGGAAGCCGATTAAATGAAAAGAATCAAAATAAGCTATCCAGAATTCAAGATTCTAGCTGGCGATCTTTTTGATCATGATGTTGAGAATGAGCATCTTGGCGTGATGGGCGCGACTTATGTTAATCGGCATCATTGTTTAACTGGTGGTGTCGTAGAAGAGCGTGGCGGCAATGGCGGTTGTGATTATTTCTTGGAGCGAGACGAATGAGCCAACGAATCAAACTGAAATTCTTCCCGTTTCCCGACATGGTTTCGGATCTGGTAGTTAACCTTGCTGAGTCTGGATTCAATATCGAGATGATGCCGTGCGAAGGTCAGGACTTTAGCGTGCTGATTGCTGAGCGTTGCTATGAAGGTGAAGAGCCAATGGTGCTACCGACTGGACCGACAATCCACTAAAAGAAACCCCGCTTATTAGGCGGGGTTTTTTGTTTATTATTTAGTCATGAAAATATAATCAAGACGCTCATTATAAAATCTGCTCAGCTTCTTAAGCAGCGTTACGGATAGAACGAAACACAAGACAAATCGAGACTTCCGTTGCTGGAGCGAAAACATGTGACGTTACCATCTGAGGTGATAGTTACGTTCCCAGCTGCCCGTGTAGATCCGTTTGCCGGAAAGATCATAGTTGCTGGAGGTCGCAATCCAACAGGCAATACAATACAGCTATTGTCTGTTGCCCCAGTAACCATGCCGCGCAAGTCCACTCTGCCATCTGCACTCTGGTGATACCCAGCCAATGGGTACGGAGCGCCTACGTTGGTGAATCCATTGATAGGAACCGGATTTGTCCATATGGAGCCGAAGACTGTAGACGTTCCGTTAAAAACGTTAGAACCAACATCGACGCCGATACACTGTGTACCATCAGGCCCCATATCAATGGCTTGGACCTGATCCCAAAAGATATTGAATTGAAGCGAGCCACCGGTAATGTTGTACCAAGTTTGTGCAGCAGAATTATAGCCGATCCAGTTGCATTCTATCTTAACGCCACGGCTACGAGCGCCGAGAAAGAATGGAAGAGCTGTTTTACCTTCGATGTAGTTACCGACAAAGTTGAAAGCGTTCACGGCGTCCACTGACAGGACAGCAGCCCTGCCGCCCTCGAAATCGCTATTAACTATGTTTATGTTGTGAGTTATCGCAGCAAAGTTAATATCAGATCCGAAGGATTGACCTGCCGCAATATCTGAAAACTGGCAGGAATCTACCAGCAAGTTCATGCAAGGCGTGTTTGTAGCGACACCATATGACTTCTGGTAGGCGAACTGGCATCGGATCACCCTTACTGCGTAGCTCTCTTCAAGGGAGAGTCCGATTGTCCCTGACTGGAACACGCATTTTTCAATAATGGTGCCGTTCGAATGCTGGAGTTTCACCAACGGCGATACATCTGGTGTGAGGTATGGGCCACTGAAGATGAAGCCTTCCATGTGCGTTGGAGCGGTAGACGTGGTGTTTGAAACCTCACCAAAATAAAACAATGTCCCCGTGTAACTACCGAACCGCTTGATCACGGCGCGATCACCGACAACGGTCATTGTTGTGTCTACAGTCTTAGGGAAATTCACCTGAGAACCTAGCGCATACGTTCCCTTCGGGAACACAAGTTTTGAGCCGCCGGAGGTAGTTAGGCAGTAGGTTATGGCAGCCTGAATGGACGCAGCATCATCCGTAACACCATCCCCTACAGCGCCGAAGTCTTTCACACTTACGATATCGCGCATCTTGTTTTGCGATGTGCGTGTGACCGCACCAATTCCGGCCTGGGTGAATACATCGCCCATATCAACCAGTAACAGTTGATCAGTTGCCCAAGTGCCCGTCAGTGCAACGGGGAATGTTGCTGGTTGTTTTACTTTATACGTAATCCCGCCTCGGTCAATCAGCTGGGTAGGCCTAAGAACTGTAAGCGGTGTTCCATCAACATATGTAAGGTGAGCGGCTTCGAATCCCATAGCCTCTAGGAAGTCGACAACTTGCTTTTGCATCCCAGCCCAAGTTTGGCGGCGCATCCTGAATCTGTCATAGAATGCGGGTGACGTAGAGTTCATCCCTTCGTCAAAATTCGACGCATTATCGTAGAGATCCTTTGGGGATGTAGAGCCTAACGGATTGCCGGTCAAGTAAGTATTGGTCATAATTTTATTCCCTGTTAGGCGACTGGGTACGATCCCATAATGGTGACAATGCAGCCGTCTGCGGTGACCAAATCACCGTTGGCCGAATCTTTGCAGCGAGCGACTGTTGCTGAAGTTAGCTGCGCCACGCCAGACTTACCATTGATAGCCCTTTCCGTGGCTTGGATTGACTGGTTTACCGCGCCGGCAAGAGCGGCCACTGGCAGTGTAAATTGCGGGAAGGTACCTGTGCCCTTGGTCGTGATAGTGAGCGTCGCGTAGAAATAGCAGATACCGAACGCAACCATGTATGACCCTGTTGCGGTTGCGTTAGAAAACGATCCAGACGAAGGCGTAATGGTAGGCGTGTATGACGTCCAGGTTCGTTTATTAGCGATCTCGGCTTGTATCATTGAAGAGCGGGCCAGTTGATCAGTATTGGTGCCTACGGCCGCGGTGCCAAGGTTCGTGCCGGCTGCGGTCGCAGTGGTGGCCCCCGTGCCGCCATTGACAATAGGTGTTGCAGTGGATGCCGATGTGACCAGTCCCTTAGCGTTAACTGTTACGGACCCATAAGTCCCCGCACTAACCCCGGATGCCGCAAGCGTTAGCGCTGCTGTGGCGTTTGCGGAGCCGTCGAAGGACATGGACCAGGCACCATCGCCCGTAATGCTTAAGGTTCGCGCTGTCGTCAGCTTCGCGGCACTACCGGCATAGGCGCCCGTGTCAGTAAGGGCTATGGCGCCAATTGCTGTGCGGAACGCTGAGGCGTCTACGGCCGCGCCCAACGAGCGCGAGAACGACGTCAGTGTATAGGTGCCCATCCCAACTGGCGCTACTGCATTGAAGAAAAAGCCCTTGTCAACTGCCGCAGTAACAGCAGCCAGTGCCGCTACGTTCGGGCTTATCAAAGCTTCGGCGTCCGCTTCCATCTGCGCCCAGCTTTTACGCTGGACACCAAGACGGTCTGGGTAGCTAGCATTCGTCCCGCTCACCAGATTGTCGAAAACAGTGGCGTTGTCGTCCAAGTCACGAGGATCGATAGATGGTGCAGGATTACCGGTGTTGTAGTTACTCATGGCTGCGGCCAGTCCTCGTTAATTGCTGAATCCATAGCGTCTGCATACATCTGCCACGGGTTTAAAGGCCACTCACGATTCATTGCAAAATCGAAAATAGACTGATCAATAATAAACTCTGGGAATTCACCCCATCCAACATCCAAAATAGGTCTTTCCCTTAATTCAAGTTCAGCCGAGAACGACCATAAAAGAGGGCCGACTCTTGAAGGGCCGGAGTAAATATCAGTAAATCTCGCGGTGTAATCTTGGTAACCTAGCGGGGTTTCTAGTGGGCACTCGAACCATTGCGAGCCATCAATTAACTGCTCTCGCCACCAAGCTTCAAAAGCTTGCGACTGTGCCGAGTTGAATATCCAGCTAATACTAGCCATAGTCGGAACGCTGGTGAAGCTTCTACGCTGACGTGCGCGACCGCTAGCTAGCTCTGATCGTTTTAATGGCGATACAGTTTTATAGGTTCTGCCATTATGTAACCCTCGCGGTAATCCTGCTGGATAGTTAATCATGGCGCTGAATTATCATCATCGGAATAGACTAACTCATTATACGTCATCGCTTCCACGTTCGCGGAGTCGGTTCCGTTTGGAGATATCGACGTAATCAAGACCTTGTACCCGATGCCAAATAGCAAATGAGGCGGCTCACGATCAAGCGTCGTATCCGGCGGAAAATCTAGCCCGGAGATAGACAAATGGAAATCATCAACACGGGTAGCGATGTACGGGCCGGAACTGGTTCCGTCTTCGCGGCGCACATACAGATAGTGCGGTCCAGCATCAGAC